TAGAGAAGCTAGAAGGCTATATGGGTACAGAGAAGGGTGAGCTAGTATAGGGGCTACCTATAGTAGTAATTTATACTGAGTATAGATAACGTTAGATAGTTGCCTATATGAATTATTATTCGTATATTTAGTTATAAAGATAAAGGTTATGAGACATATAAAGGGATTAATCAGCAAGTACAGTACAGAGTTAGACACCATAGGCGGCTTCTTATTTGTGGCCGGACTATTCTATATGCTCTATATCGCCCTATGGGTGGTATGTCCTTGCGGATAGTTTGTTTGTTTTTATTTGTTTTAATTTAAGTTGGGAAGCCGACCGGTAATTTGCCGGCCGGTTGCCTGTATGCTGAGATCAAGGTGATATAACACTGACAGTAAAGTTCCCTAAGAGGTAGGTAGTCTGCATTTTTCTGCCATACGTATCTGCATAATTCTGATGATTTTTCGATATATAGGTAATATATATTTATATATTGTTGAAAATCAATAGATTACATAAGAGACTTAACCTTAGGTTGTGTCCACATATTAAGAGAATATCTAGTACCGCTTTCTACCTTAGATAACCCATGTGGTACTCTTGCACCATTAAACATAATAACGTCACCTCTCCTTAGATCGTATGTATCCTTTCCATTTAATCTAAACACACCTCCAGTATACCCTTCATTGAGATTTGCCACTAATGTAAGAGTACTATTAGCATCTTTATGGTCTATTAACCAATCGTCTACGTTATATACCGTAATATTCATTCTGGTAACTACGATTTCTCCTCCTATTATAGGGGTAAACACCTCTAATGCTCTGTCAAACATGGGAGAACCTCTAGTTACTTCATTAGAATTCCAGTATTCATGTATATCCCAAGCAGTCGAATGCTCTTTATAGTGGTTTATACAGTAATCACAGAATTCTTGAGGTAAATAACTCTTATGGTACGTTATATCCTCCAATATACTACGTTTTCATTACTATAGTATAGGCTTCATCATAGAGTTCCCGGATAGGCCGCTTATCTCCACCAGGTAGACTCTTTAATTCTTTCACTTTTTCGAACAATTGGTCCCGCTTACCGTGTTCAAAGGCAGAAATAACTAAATCTTCTAATGCATCCATATGAATACTTTTCTTTTAAATAATATAAGAACTTTTTGTGGGGTATCCTACTATATTCTAAAAAAAAATTTGGAAAAATTTTCACTGTATAGGGGTGTAGGCTGTATTATATTATTTTCTTATATTTATTCATATATGCAACCATTAGATAAAAATACATTATTCGCTATCTTCGATCAAGGAGATGAAGAAGTATACCAAGAGCATAACATTACAGGAGTAATGGATAATCCGTATGTGCTCATAGGTATGGTGATAAGAGGTATGGAAAACTTTCATCTAATGGATCTAATGTACAAGAGAAGCTATCCAGAACAGTATAAGGAGGTTAGAGAGACTATTAAGATGAAGTATATGTCTAAATTAGTAGGGTATCTAGAGAGATTAGATGTAAATAAATTTGAAACGGTTTATACTATAGGTGATTCTTATGAAAGTAAAACAGTTATGAGAGCTCTAACTGCTCTTATTAAGTATTTTGAGGATATAGAGTATTATGAGAAATGTGCTACTATAAAAAGGTATATGGACTTACTTTCTCATGAAATTGTGGAAAAAGAGTTACTTAAATAGTTGCCTAACCGACTTATTTTTCGTATATTTAAGTATAAATAAAAAGGTTATATTATGAGTCCAAGAGAAGAGTACTTCGCAAAACAAGAATTCGATAGATTTGAAGAGATTATGAATACAAAGGAATACCTTTCCCAAGAAGAGTATGACTTTTGTTTTTCATATGATAAAGATATTAGAGATGATGTCTCTTATATTGGTAGTTATAGTAGTAAGGGAGCTTATTTAAATCTTAGGTTATATAGTGAGTATGACCATGATAAGCGTCAATATGAAATGGAAGCAGCATAGATATGGCATTAAAGAGATTAACACAAGAAGAGGCTCAAGGTCTAATCAAAGTCTCTGATGATTATACCGGTGCAGAAGCATATGGGTTTACTTTAACACCCAGTACCGGTACGCAGTACCCTGCCGATGAAGGTTGGGAATCAGTAACATACTATACACATAGACCTATAAAGTTTAAGGCACCTAAAGGTAGCTCAAATAACCAGTGGATATATGTCCTTACTAATGAATCTATGCCGGGTATATGTAAGATAGGCTTTACTAAGAATAAACCTTCCGATAGAGCCAAGCAGATCAATAGCGCTACCGGTGTGCCGATTGACTTTTCCGTAGAGTATACTTTCCCGTGTTTCAATGCCCATGATCTTGAACAAGAGATACACCATTATCTCCAAGAGGAAGGCTTTAGGGTAAATAATAAGAAGGAGTTTTTCAATATCTCTGTAGACGAAGCTAAAGCTGTAATAAATAAAATAGGTAAACCATACGTAATCACTGAAGATGAAAGCAATTAGAAGAAATACACGAGCTGTACTATCTAATAACCCTACTGGATTATTTATAAAGATAGTTGTTACTAAACTTATTAAGAAAATCGCGGGACAACTCGCGCGTTTGCGCGCGGCGGCGTTGCCGTTACTTGTGCTAACCCTCTTCTCTTGTGAGAAAGAATCTATCGCACCCCCTTGCATGTCCGGGGATTGTAATGCTTATATAGAATCAACCTTCTATAAGGATAGTAACGGTTATTACCATGCAGAACTAGATTGGACGAGTGATTACTACCCTTACTTTATCCTAGATGTTGTTGCAGATAAAACTTCTCCTATATATCACTATAATAATGTATCGGTAGTAAGAGCACAATTTGATACTGATTCGTATTTTGTATTAGGAGATTCAATTGCCTTTACTATCAGCCTTTATCAACCATGGTTAGGTTTATGGACTTATAGTGGCGTACCTATTCCGTATGAAAATACTACAGTCTATTTAGATCAATTTGAGGGCACAATAGTTCCGGTGGTTCAAGATACGGAAATATACTTTTCAGAACAAGAAGACGGTAGATTCACAACTAAACGTACAGTTGGACCGTTTCCACCTACTATGATTGGGGATACTATCAGTGTTTTTATGAAAGTAAAGTGGGATATCGGTGAAAATCTTACAAAAGATGGATTTGTTGAAAAATTTATCATCGAATAGTTGCTATTCTAAATTATTTTTAATATCTTCAATATAGTATTAAGATAATAAGATATAAATAATTAAAATAAATTATAATAAATAAAATAAATATATAATTATATAAATATATATAAATAATAATTAAAAAAAGGTTATCCTATGTTACAAGCAGAGCAAATACAAAAAAATTACGAAAAACATTTAAAAATTATAGATCACTACCTTACCGAACGTAAGGAGTCGGTCAAATCTATGATTACACATATGGAGGATACGTATATTATGGCTCCTGCTAGTGGTAAAACTTGGTATCATAATGCATTTCCGGGAGGATATGTAGAACACGTTAATAGAGTTGTGGAATTTGCAGTAAAACAAATGAAGTTATACGCCGAGATGGGAGGAGAAATTGATTTTACTGAAGAAGAGCTTGTTTTTGCTGCATTATTCCATGATTTAGGTAAAATGGGTGATGGAGATAGACCGAACTATATACCTCAGACTGATAAATGGCGTCAAGATAAGCTGTCAGAAATGTATACTTACAACCCAGACCTAGATTTTATGCTAATTCCAGACCGTTCACTGTTTATTTTACAGAAATTCGGTATTAAAGTAACACAAAAGGAGTTTCTAGGTATTAGACTTCATGATGGTGTGTTTGATAAAGCTAATGAAGCTTACTTTTTCAGTAATGTAGAGTCTTCTAGGCAAAAGACTTCAATAGTTTCAATACTACACACTGCAGATTTCTTAGCTTCTAAGGTCGAGTACGATATATGGAAGAGAAACGGCGGTTCTTCTACATCAAAAAATAAAAAAACTAATACTTCTACAGGTAAAGTTGTAAAATCTTCAGAAGGACTTAATAATATGTTAAAAAATCTATAAAATATGTTGGTTACTACCATTATTCTTTCTAT